ATAGATAGTGTAAAAATAAATGCTATTGTAACAGCAGAAGATTGGTGGACAGAAGAAAAGGTTGAGGAATGGGCAAGACTAATTGCTGTTGATATTAAAGATCACGAGTTTCAACCAAAGCAACCAACCACGCAAATGTTAGGGAGATTTCAACCATTCCACGATGGACATAAAGCATTATTTGAAAAGGCTGTAGCAAAGCATGGTCAAGTTGCAATACTGGTTAGAGACATGCCACTTACAGATGATGACCCATGGCAAGTAGATAAGATATGCGAAAATATAGAAATAGCATTGGCCGAACATGCAGGAAAATTTAGATGTTACCCTGTGCCTAACATAATGAATATTACTTATGGCAGAGGAGTAGGGTATAAAATTGAAGAGGAAGTTCTTGATGAGGAAACACAAAAAATAAGTGCAACAAAAATTAGAGAACAAATGAGAAAGGATGGCAAATTATAATCACCCTGCATACACAAGATATCCACATTTGAAAAAAGGAACCATTGCAGGTGATTATATAAACAGCGAAGATAATTTAAGATTTACAAAATGGAGAAAGACTTTTGCTTTTACGCCTAAGATTACAATTAGTGGAAACAGGGTTTGGTTTAAACTGCTCTACAAAAGAGATAGATGGTTACATATAGAACCACCGCAGTTTCCTAAAGACCATTTTGTAAAAACAGAATATGCAGAATGGGATGAAATATTAAATTTAAAAATGAGGTAAACATGTATCAATTCACAAGTGAAAGTGTGTCGCAAGGACATCCAGACAAAGTTGCAGATCTAATTTCAGATACAGTAGCAACGTATTTAATAAACTCTAACAAACAACATAGAGCGGCTGTGGAAACTATAGTCACTACCAACAAAGTCGTGTTAGCCGGCGAATACAAAAGCGACAGAGGTGCTAATAAGGATAGAATAGCAAACTTAGTAAGAGACGTAATACAAGAAATAGGATATGAACAAGAAGGCTTTCATTGGGAAACAGTAGAAATACAAAATAATTTACATGGACAATCACCTGATATAGCACTAGGCACAGATGACTTTGGTGCTGGAGACCAAGGTATTATGTTTGGTTATGCATGTGAAGAAGCAGGAAATAAATTACCTTATCCTTTATTTTACAGTCATGAAATATTAAAAAAATTACAAGACTTAAGAAAAAATGACTCTGCCTTTACATGGCTAGAACCTGACAGCAAGGCTCAAGTAACATTCAATTACGGTAGTGACGGCAAGCCGATAGATATTTCAAATATTGTTTGTAGCACTCAACACAAAGAAGAAGTTGACATAGAATTTGTTAGAAATAATGTAAGTGATATAATACAAGATGTTGCAGGAAGTTTTATTACAAACAAGACAACATTTCATATTAATCCAACTGGTAGATTTGTTATTGGTGGCCCCGATGGTGACACAGGATTAACTGGTAGAAAGATTATTGTAGACACATATGGAGGAGCATCTCCTCATGGCGGTGGAGCATTTAGTGGTAAAGATTGCACTAAAGTAGATAGAAGTGCCGCCTATATGGCTAGAGCAGTAGCAAAACAAATATTAGTGGAAAATGATTTTCAAGAAGTATTAGTGCAATTAAGTTATGCTATCGGAATAAAAGAACCTACGTCAGTAACAGTTTGGACTGATAAAAAAATAAATTATGTTGTTGCAGAGAAAGTAAAATCAGTTGTGGATTTAACACCATTAGGTATTATAAATAAATTTAAATTGTTTGATTTTGATCTAACTAAAACTACAAATTATGGGCACTTTGGTAAAAATGATTTACCATGGGAGCATGAAGCATGGACTTAAAACAACATATTAGAACTGTTTTAGATCATCCTATAGAAGGTATAAAGTTTAGAGATATAACATCTCTAACTGAAAACCCAAAAGCATTTCATAAAACACTAATAGACATTACATCTGAATGTATGGACTTTACAGTTGATACAATAGTTGCTATAGAAAGCAGAGGTTTTGTTTTTGGTTCTGCAGTGGCTAGAGATTTAGAAGTTCCCTTTGTTATGGCTAGAAAGCCAGGAAAGTTACCAAACGAAACTGTAAGTAAAGAATTTAAATTAGAGTATGGTGAAACAGAATTGCATTTACAAAAAATTTCGCCCATCCAAGGTAGGGTAGTAGTTATAGATGATTTAATTGCTACAGGCGGAACAGCACTTGCCTGTGCAGATTTAATTCACGAGAACTTTGATATAGCAAAAAAAGATATTTTAATTCTGGCTGTAATAGACTTGCCCGATTTGAAGGGAAGTGCTATAATACAAGAGCAAGGTTACAATATTAAAACACTTATAGAATTTGAAGGCGAATAATGGCACAAAAACAAGCACAACAAAAAGTAGATTTAAAAAAAGAAAAACTAAAAAAGAAACAAGCACAGGATAGACGTAATGGCTAAAAAGGCGCCAGCAATAGCACTTAAAGATATAATGGCGGCTGTCGATAAGAAAGACCGAGGCTTTTATAATCGTCTTACTGCTGAACAAAAAAAGGCATTTAGTGCCTGGATGATGATGAGATATTGCAGTAGTGTGCAAGGTCGAGATGCCGCAAACTACATATATCTTACAAATGAATTAGTAAATTTTCAGTTTATGGAAGTTAGTAAACATCCTGAATTGCAATGGCTTTTACTAAGTGCATGTGGTGTTGGCAAAATACAATTTCACCCTTACTTAAAACCACCCAATGCTAAGAAGAAGAAAAATAAAATATCAGAATTTTTATATGGTTTATATCCGCATAGCAAACCAGAAGATATAGAATTAATGATTAAGTTAAACAGTAATAATGAATTAAAGGCATTGGCATATGACTACGGCTACGATGACAAAACAATTAAAGACATCTTTGGAAAATAATCTAACATGTAAATGGTGTAATAAAACTTTTATGAGTGAACGAACTCTATCCGCTCATATGTGTGTTAGAAAAAGACGTTGGGCAGACAAAGACTTAACACATACAAGATTAGGCTATAGAGTTTTTCAAATGTTTTATGAACTTAATACAACAGCAAGTAAACCTAAATCACAAGAAGATTTTATACGCAGTCAATATTATGAAGGTTTTGTAAAGTTTGGTAGAAGTTGTATTCGTAATGAATATTTAGAGCCAGAAAAGTTTGCAGAGTGGTTAATTAAGAACAGTAAGAAGTTAGCAGATTGGCATAAAGATAAAGTGTATGATGAATTCTTATTGCAATATGTAAAAAAAGAACCTGGCATGAAAGCATTAGAAAGAACAATTATGTATTTGTCTGCTTGGGGTAAAGATAACGAAAAAGAGTATTTTGAATACTTTAAGGAAGTATCAACACCTAGAGCAGTTCATGATATAAGAAGTGCAAAAGTTAGTCCTTGGGTAATTTATCTAAGTGATTCAGGCAACGATCTGTTAAGACGTTTTAGTTCAGAGCAAGTAGAAATGATAAAAGATTTAATAGACTCTAAATTTTGGATGAAAGTATTTGTATCTAACAAAGAAGAAGTAGCAGAAATTAAAAAAACGTGTAAAATAGCAAGTATATGAGGAGCAAAAATATGGAAATGTGGGACTTAGATGACCTAATAGATTTAACAGAAAAATGGCATGTAGATAGAAATCTTATCGATGGAGCCACAAGTAAAGATCAAGTATTGAAACTAATACAAGAAGTTGGAGAACTATCTGATAGTGTCTGCAAAGGAAAAGATGTAAAAGATGATATAGGAGATTGCTTAGTGATACTAATTAATATTGCTAAAAGAGAAGGCACAACATTAGAAGAATGTTTACAAGTAGCATACAATGATATTAAGGATAGAAAAGGCAAGATGATAGATGGCATCTTTGTTAAAGAAGAATAATGAATAAAAGACAAGAAATGTTAGTAATAACAATGGAAGAATGTGCTGAACTAATACAGGCATGTAGTAAACTAATTAGATTTGAAAAGGATAGTTGCCCAGATGATATTAGTAATTTACAAGATGAAATTGGTGATGTTATGTGTATGATTGATATTATGAAACATAGTGGACTTGTCAATGACGAACAAATTCAAGAACGTATAGAAGTAAAAAAAGATAAATTAATGAAGTGGAGTTTATTGTTCAGTGAAGATTGATTTTGATGTAGACATTGATATGGCTAATAGAGATGACTTTCTCAAGTTAGTAAATCATACGCCTGCAGGTATTGAAAAGGATGGTAAGTTTACTAAACATAATACTGGTGTCTACTTTCAAAACATTCCTAAGTTTCCGTTAGAAGGTTACAGCACAATAGATCACAAACAAGCAGAAGAAGAGGGTTGGTTTAAGGTAGACTTTCTTAATAATCACATATACAAAGATATAGTAGATGAGCCACATTTAGACAGACTAGTTTCGACTGAACCAATGTGGGAACTGTTTGGTCATAAAGAAATAGTTGAACAACTATTTCACATAAACAATCATTTTGAAATTGTAAAACAACACCTACCCGAAACTATTGAACAGTTAGCAATGATACTTGCAATGATAAGGCCAGGCAAACGCCATTTGGTTGGTAAGGATTGGAAGGACATTGAAAAGAATGTTTGGGTAAAAACTGATGAATACTTTTTTAAACAAAGCCATGCAATGGGTTATGCATTAGCAATTATAGTTCAATTAAATTGTATTGTTGAAAAACTTAATCAGTCTTCCTAATTAACTGAATACCTCTTCTCTTTATACGTTTCTTCAAAAGATTTTGTAAAGTAGTCATTGGACCAAATTGGTGAGTAACGTCTTTCATTACAAAGGTAGTTAAGTAAGGCCGAAATGATTTCATCTCATGGTGTAGGAACACATCAATTGGCATAAGCCTATTAGATTCCCACCACCAAGTTTCGCCAAGTTCTAATAAAAGTTTTGTTTGATCGATATTGCTTATCTTTTGTATGTCGTAAAAAGTGATTATAGAATTATCATAGTTTACAACAATACCAAAGTGTTCAGTCTCGCCATACTTTAAACCAGTAATGAACGGAAACTTTTCTTGATACATTTCTTGCATAATGATATTTACCATCTAGAAAGATAAATAGTAATACATAAAGGTTATAAAAACATGAGTCATGGAGATCACAGATTATATTTATACGACGACCCGATAGATTTAGTGGTATCTTCTGACGCACTTTATTTGGAAAACAGACCTATGAACAATAGACAATTAAAAGCACATAAAGGATTTAGTAACGAACTTACTTTTAACATTCGCGATAGAGATAGAAAATTGCAAAATGTTTTTAGTGAAACAATATATGCACATATTTACAATCCTCAAACTAAAAAAAGATTACTTACAAGAAAGTGTGAGGATACTAGTAGCATTGGGATTATAAAACTATATTTAAATGAAGGCGATTTAACAAGTATAGACCCAGGACTTTACAAAATGTATTTGAGTAAAGATTCTGTAGAAACAAAAAATATGCCAATATATTCAAACCAAGATTATGACGTTTCAATGAATATTGAGATACTTGCAGATGGTGTTATAGAGCCTACTGCAACACAACTAGCAAATGTATTTACGCAGGTTGCTAATACTACATTAGGAGATAGTGCAAATATATTTACAACTAATTCCTTATATGGTAATCAAGATAGAAATTTTGCAGACGCTCGACATTCGTTAGCAATATATCCTTCCACCTTTACAGGTAATGTTTTAATACAAGGTAGCATTTTAGAGAATCAACCTAATAACGATGACGCAAGTAAAGATTGGTTTAATATTTCTAATTGCTCTTTTTCAGCAACAAGCAATATTACACACAAAACATTTACTATAAACGCAAACTGGATAAGATGCTTAACTTACCCAACGTCAGGTTCTATTACAAAAATTCTTTTAAGAAATTAACTTGACATATTACATATATCCTGTATAATAAACTTATGGATATAGACTCACTAGTAGAACAGGTGCATCGACTTGTCTTTGATAATTTACCAGTAAAGACAAGCAAAACACCTAGCGGCTGGACTACACTAAATTGTCCTATGTGTAGTGATACTAGAAAAAGAGGCGGCATTATTACTAGTGGTCCTAAGATATCATTTAATTGTTTTAACTGCGGGTATAAAACAGGCTGGGCACCAAATCCTCACTTAGGCGGAAAGTTTAAAGAACTAGTTACAATACTAGGAGTAGATCAAACAGAATTGCATAAAGTTCAAGTTGAACTACTGAAGTATGCAGAAATATTAGAACAAGAAGAAACAACAGATTATGTTTACACATTATCTCAATTTAAAACTGTCGACTTACCAGATTCTGCTATGTCAGTAGATGACTTATCTGCAGATCATCCAGTTAGACAGTATGCTATTGAAAGGGGACTATATGGTCTATATCCACTGCTATACTTAGATGAAAGTTTATACAAGCAGAGATTAGTAGTCCCATTTTCATATAATGGAGATCTTGTTGGCTGGACCGCAAGACATATAAATCCACCTACAAAACAAACAGCAAAATATTTACATAACATGCAAACAGGATATGTTTTTAATATTGATAGATTTGCAGACAGTAAAAGAGAAGTTGTTATTGTTACTGAAGGAGTATTTGATGCAATATTAATAGATGGTGTATCTATACAAGGCAATAGTATAGGAGCAGAGCAGGCCCATTTAATAAGCAAACTAGGTCAACGTGTAATACTATGTCCAGACAGAGATGATGCAGGTAAAGATCTCATAGAACAAGCATTAGCATTAGATTGGGAGATAAGTTTTCCTCCGTGGCATGCAGAAATTAAAGACGCCGCAGATGCCGTTTTAAAATATGGAAGGCTGGCCACAGTATCAAGTATCATTAATCATGCTACTAGCAACAAGATAAAAGCACGAGTGAGGGCAAAAATGTTATGAGGAACATTTATGTAAATGGTTGT